ATGATCCCGGTATTCGTCGGCTACGATCCCCGTGAGTCGGTGGCTTATCACGCTTTCTGCCAATCGATTCTGGCGCGTTCATCAGAACCCGTTTCATTTTCTCCGCTGGCGCTCAACACCCTAAAGCTCGACTACAAGGAAAAGCACGAAGACGGCAGCAACCAGTTCATCTATAGCCGCTTCCTGGTCCCGCACCTGCAAAACTATCAGGGCTGGGCCATCTTCGCGGACGGCGATATGGTGTGTTTGGACGATATCGCGAAGCTTTGGGCCATGCGCGATGACAAATACGCCGTCATGGTTGTTAAGCACGATTACAAGACCAGACACCCGGTGAAATACCTGGGCGCGAAGAATGAGGACTACCCGCGTAAGAATTGGTCGAGCCTGATCCTCTGGAACTGCAAGCATCACAAAAACCGGATTTTGCGTCCGTACATGGTCCAAACCGCAAGCGGGGTATTCCTGCACCGTTTCTCGTGGCTAGACGATGAGGACATCGGCGAGATTCCGAAGGAATGGAATTGGCTTGCTGACGAGTATGAACACCAGGATGGCGTTAGTCTGGTCCATTACACCATCGGCGGGCCGTACTTCACCGAGTTCATGAATTGCGACTATGCCGATGAATGGCGCAACGCCTATGCCGACGTGATTCACTGCGAGCAACGCGAATGCAAGTCACATTCCTAAGCGAATCGTTCCCGGCTCGCGTGGCCTCGGCAAGGCTCCGCTATACGCTCATCTGGCCCCATCTCGAAGCGATGGGCCTAAAGCGCGGCAAGGACCTGCTGGTCATGCAAAAGCATGGATGGGACTGGTCCATGACCGAAGGATACCGGCGCAAGATCGCGGACATCTGCGATAACCATTTCGGCGACAGCAAGGGCGATCACTACCGGCGCATGTGCCGAGAGGCCGATTTGATCGTCTGCAACTCGGACGAGATGAAGCACGTCATCGAGCTGGAAACCGGGAAAACCGCTATCGTGATCCCAGATCCGTATGAATCAAGGGAACGCGAACCGCATGTCAACGAGAACCTGCTATGGTTCGGGCACAAGTCGAACCTCGAAGACCTGCTGCGGCTCCTGCCCGACATCCAGGGTTTCCCCTCGCTGACCGTGGTCAGTAATGCGCCGATGACGTTCCAGTGGTCACCGGAACTCATGGACGGCATGTTTCAGCTCTGCGGAATCTCGCTGCTGCCAACCGGAAAGAGTCTATGTAAATCGGCCAACCGCGTTCTTGAGTCATTGCGCAATGGCCTATTCGTGGTAGCCGAAGATCTTCCGGCTTATCGCGAATTCTCGGGATTCATCCATATCGGCGGCAACATACGGGCCGGTATCGAATGGGCGCTTGAAAACCCGGAAGCGGCGAACGATATGACGCGGGAAGGGCAGCATTACATTCGCGAACGCTATTCACCCAAGACGATTGCAGAGCAATGGCATCGAGCCCTGACGTTCTTAGATTGAACCTGGGTTGTGGCCCTAGACTGCTGAACGGGTTCATCAACGTGGACCTGCCGAACAACTGGAGCGGAAAACAACCGGATGTGGTATCGGATATTCGATCTTTGCCATTTGGCGACGGGTACGCCGATGAAGTGCATGCTTATCATGTCCTTGAGCACTTATACCGATGGGAAGCGGAAACGACGCTCACGGAATGGCTGCGCGTTCTGAAACCGGGCGGGAAGCTTATCCTGGAATTGCCTTGTCTCGACAAGATGTTGAACGTTTTCAATGTTTGCATGAGCCAGGGCACGCCGGTTCCGCCCCGGCTGACAATTCTAGGTCTCTATGGCGATCCGACCTACAAGAATGAGGCCATGTGTCATCGTTGGGCCTGGAGCAAGTCCGAACTGAAGTCTGTTTTGCGTTCGCTCGGGCTTCGTCCGCGCCTTATGGAGCCCGTAACCCATATTCCGGAGCGTGACATGCGCTGCGAGGCGATTAAATGAAGCTGCGAATGAGTGCTTTCCATAGAAAGCTTTTTGATTTGGCGATTGAAATGAACCAAATCGAAAACGCTATCGGTGCCGAGTGTTTCAATAACACGGAATGGAGGACGGCATGTACTCAGGTTATGGCCCTGGCGAAATATATCCGCGAGTTTATTGAAACACCTCCGCAAGAGTTTGACGCTACCGGCTTTAAGTTGGTCCATCGGGGGGGGCATCATGATGTTTACTGCGATGGCGAAAATCACGTCAGAACAACAGGTGGTTTTTGTTGGCAAAACGCAAAGCGATACATCAAAGGAAAGTTTCGTTGTGATTGCGAGAATTACAGATGCGCTGCGAGGCGATTAAATGAAGCTGCGAAGAGAATTGGATAAGCTCTGCGACCGTCGCGAAGGGTGCGCCGAGAAGTGGCTGTATACGGTATGGCGCGGCGGAAACACGTTGATTAAACGCAGGGTTATTCAACGCTCATGAGCATTTCAACTTACGCCGATCTCCGCACTTCGGTTGCCAATTGGCTGAAACGATCGGATATGACCGACGTGATTCCGGATCTCATCATGTTGGGCGAGAAACGGATTTACCGGGAGCTCCGCATCAAGTGCATGGAGACGGCGCTAAGCGATACGATTTCCGGCGGCGTTATCGCGGTTCCCTCGGATTACCTGGAACTGAAGTTCGCCTATATCGACGGCTCGCCGACTACCCGGCTCGACCGGCAAGACCCCGAGTTTATTTACGCGACGTACCCGTCACGGAGCGCTGACGGGGTGCCCAGGCATATCGCTCGGGAGGGCGACTCGTTCATCTTCGGGCCTTATCCGGACGCAGGCTACACCGTCAAAGGCATCTATTACAAAACGTTCGGCAACGTCTCAGACTCAGCACATGCGCTGTTCACGAAAGCCCCTGACCTCTACCTATTTGCCGCGTTATCGGAAGCGGCGGCCTATAAGATCCAGGATGCTCGAATTCCGGTATGGGAAGGGAAATACATGGAATCGAAAACTAGGCTTCAATCCGAAGATAAGCGCGAACGGTTCTCCGGTTCGCCCTTACAGATGACGGCGCGGTAATGTTCGTTCCCCTGGACCGATTCGCCCCAGACGCAGACCCGACCGAGCCGGGCGTCATTACGGCGTGTTCCAACATCATCCACACTAAAAAGGGCTATCGCTCGGCCTATAGCGGCTCGACGATTACCCTTCCCGCATTGGCGGCGGCCTGCCGTGGCGCGGCATCGCTCGAAAAGTCGGACGGTTCCAATCGGCTCTTTGCCGGAACGCAGACCAAACTTTATCAGGCCGGGTCCACGTCGTGGACTGACGTATCTAAGGCCGGTGACTACACCGGCTCGTCTACCTCGAAATGGCGGTTTTGCCAATTCGGCAATGTGACAATCGCGGTCAACAAGACGGACGCGCCCCAGTACATCGATAGCGGTGCAGATTTTGCCGACTTGTCAGGCGCTCCGAAGGCGTCCATTTGTGAATCCGTTCTGGGCTTCGTCTTCCTGCTCGGAACCAACGATGGCACCTACGGCGATCAGCCTGACCGCTGGTGGTGCTCCGCACTGGAAGATTACACGGCCTGGACGCCCTCTATCGCCACGCAGTCGGCGACTAACCGGCTTTATGATACGCCGGGGCCGATTACCGCGGGGCGCCGGATCGGGGATTACCTGGCCGTCTTCAAGAAACGGGCAATTTATTTGGGGCAATACGTGGGGCCAGACCAAATATGGCGTTGGCCTCTCATCACCGACCGCGTCGGAGCCGTAAGCCAAGAAGCGTCGGTAAGTCTTGAGGAATCCGTTTTGTTCATGGGCGACGACGGGTTCTGGGTATTCGACGGGGCGAGCGTTCGGCCCATCGATGACGATATCCGGGAATGGTTCTTTACCGAGGAGCTGGACACCAGTGCGAAGACGGACGTTCGGGCACTGCATGATGCGGATAAGAAAATCGTTTACTGGCACTACCAACGGCGCGGCACATCCGGTCTTACCGCGTGGGTGGCCTACAACTACCAGACCGGGCGGTGGGGGAGTGGCACGCTGACGATTGAGTGCCCCATCGAATACTTGTCCTCGTCGATCACGTACGACGATCTCGGGACGCTGTATTCGACCTATGACGATCTGCCGGATATTCCCTACGACTCCAATTTCTGGCTGGGCGGAGCCCGGAGTCCGGCCTATTTCGACTCGTCCCATCGAATCAACCTGTGGGTTGGCGATAGTGGTTCCAGTTCGTTGACGACCGGCGATTTTGGGCAGGATGACGACTATACCTTCATCGAGCGGGTGCGCCCCAGGTTCCTGACGACCCCGACGACCGCGACGATGACCAACCATTACCGGAACGACATCGGCGGCAGCCTGACGACCGACACGACGACCACGATTAGCAATCGGCGCTTCGACTTCATGCGCGAGGCCATCTGGCACCGGGTCAAGCTGGACTTTACCGGGAATATGGCGATTACGGGCCTTGACGTTCAAACGGGGATGGGGAGCGATGAGTAATATTGTCTATCTCGATACAATAACGAACCTTGATATCCCACCAGACCGGGTATTAGAGGGAGCCATGACCAAGTTGGGTTCGGTCGTCGTGCTAGGTTACGACAAGGACGCGAATGAATATTTCGCCTCATCTAGCGGCGACATGACGGAAGTACTGTGGCTGATGGAGCGCTTCCGGCATAAGCTTTTAAACGGGGATTTCGGCACGCATGAATAAACTCGGCGGCTCGCCTGTTTTCCCGGCAACGATCTCGGGCGTTATCCGACAGCTTACCGATTATTTCCGCAGAACCTGGAGCGCGGTGAACTGGCTCATGGATGGCTTTTCCGGGAATACCGTTTCCGTGACATCGGCGTATACCGTGACCAGGGGCATTACCCGCATTTTTGCCGATGCGACCGGGGGCGCGTTTACGGTCACGCTGCAACCTGCGGCGGAAGCGACCGACACCGAAATTTTGATTGTTCGCATGAATGCCGGGGCGAATGCCGTGACCGTGGACGGCGACGGATCCGAAACCATCAACGGCAGCACAACGGCAAGTCTCGGATCTCAATATGCCTTTGTGCATCTGGTCACAAACGGAACGGAATGGGTCAACGTCGCGTAGAACTGATCCCCGCGCCCAATTTTAGAGACTACTGGTTCCTGATTCTTCCCGGCCTCGAAGAGATCGAGCCGATCAACGGCGGCGACTGGACCCAAATCGACATCTATAACGCCTTGGATTCGTCCAGGGCGTTGTTGTTTCTGGCGTCGGATAACGGTGAATACGCCGGTTTCGTCATCGCCCGTCCGGAAGAAAACCGGGCGTTGCATCTTTGGGCGGTTCATTCGGAAATCCGAGACCTTTTAACGGCGGGTCGTGAATCGCTTCTGGCCCATGCAAAAGCGATGGGAGCCGAAAAACTCACTTTTTCATCGTCCCGCGCGGGATTCCTGAAAAGCTACAAAAAGCACGGGTTTCAACTGGATATGGCTTATTTTTCGCTCGACTTGAGGTAATGACATGGGCGGCGGCAGCAAACAACCCTCGAATACCACGTCGGTCACGACGACAGAACCTCCCGCCTGGGCGCGGCCATACCTACAGGATTTGGCTAACCGTGCGCGAGCCGGCACCGTGGACCGGCCTTATCAGGCGTTTCCGGGGCAGCGGATAGCGAATCTCAACACCATTCAGCAGCAGGGATTGAATTCCATGTATGCGCGTGCCGCGTCGGGGTCTCCGCTAAACCGGACTGCGCAGGATAGAACGTTAGCCACGCTTCGCGGCGATTATCTAAACCGGAAAGACCCCTACTTGACGGAAACCGCCAGCGGAAAGTTTCTAGATGTCGGCACCAATCCCTATTGGCAGGCGATGAGCAGGGATATTGCAAACGCCTATGCGACAGGCACGGCGGCACAAACCGATGCGGCGTTTTCGGGCGGGCGCAATTATGGTGGTTCAGCCTATAACGAAGTCGTGGGGCGCAACCAGAAGGCGCTCGGGGAGTCGCTCGGGACTGTGGCTGGACAAATTTACCAGGGCGAGCGCGGCATGATGGAACAGGCGCGCGCGGCGCTCAATCAGAATTACCTACAGGAGCGAGCCAATCAACTTTCTGCCGTGCAATTTGCGCCACAACTGGCCGAGGCCGATTATGCCGACATCGACCGGGCCTTGAGCGTGGGCGACATTCTCCGCGAGAATGAGCAGGACATCATCAACGCGCGGTACGAGGACTGGTTTAACGCGCAAGAATACCCGCGTGAAATGCTGGATCTCTACAGCGTATTGTTGAACCGGGCGATGGGCGGAGGTAGCCAGTCCACGGTGAGACAGCCGAACCTCTACCGACCGAACCGGACGGCGGGAGCACTGGGCGGCGCACTCGCGGGCGCGGCGGCGGGGGGCGGATTGAGCGGCGGCAGCGGTTACGGGCAAGGCATCGGCGCGGCCCTGGGCGGCTTGTTGGGGGCGTACGGATGAACCTGATTCCTGTTGAAGATGACAAACCTCCGTCGCGTGACAAAATCCTCGAAGCCGAGCGGCTGATTGCCCAAGCTCCGCAAGTCGAATTTAAGGTGATTCATTACTTCGCGCCGGGGCTGTACGCTCGGGAACTGCATATTCCCGCAGGCCACGTGCTGACCGGGAAGATTCACAAGACCGAGCATTTGTGCACGATCTCCAAGGGGCGCATTCACATTCAGTCCGAGTTCGGCGGCGGCGTGTTCGAGGCCCCCCATACGTTCGTTTCAAAACCGGGCGTCAAACGGATCGGCTATGCCGAGACGGATACGGTATTCACCTGTTATCACGCGACCCACGAAACCGATCTCGCCAAACTGGAGGCGGAACTGGTGTGCGACACCTATGAAGAATTGCCGCATGATGTCCTGAAACTCTTGGAGGCTGGGTCATGAGTTGGATTAGCTTTGGATCGGCTTTGGCCAGTCTTGCGTCTTATGGCGGGGCCGCAGCAGGCACGGCAGGAGCCGCAGGCGCAGCCGGGGCAGGAACGGCGGCGGGACTCGGCGCGGCTGGCGCCGCGGGAGCAGGAGCCGCAGGCGCAACGGCGGCGGGTATCGGCACGGGCGCTGGAATGGGTGCGCTGGCGGGTGGCACGGCGGGCGCTCTCGCCCCGTCTGCCGTAGGGCTATCCAGCCTGGGCGCGGCTGGAACGGGCGGCGCATTGGGGGCGGGCGCTGGAGCGGCGGCAGGATCGGCGATCCCGGCATCGCTCACGACAGGCGGATTGAGTAGCGGTTTGTTGGGCGGTTCGTCAGGGCTTGGCATGACGGCATTACCAGCTTCGGCGGGCGCGGCGGCGGGCGCAACCCTGCCGAAATCGTTGACAATGCAGGCGTTGGCCAATACGTCGCAGCTTGGAACCGGCCTATCGGCTTCTAATCTCTCTCCGGGCCTTTTGGGGACGACCAAGGACGTACTTAGCGCGGCAAACGACGCGCGCGGCCTCTTGAGCAAGGATGAAGAGCAACAGCCTACGCAGCCATTGCCGCCTCCTCAGCCGTTGCCGCCAATGCTGGATGATCGTTTCGCGCTCTACAGTGGGCGCAGGCGCCCGACCATGGTTCCCTCTCGTTCAACAAGCCGATTGAGGCGGTATTGAGCATGAATTATCCATTCCCGAACGCCGGATTGCTGAGTCAAGGGACAGGTATGGGGTTGCTCGGCGGTGG